GCTTACCACGCTTCTGCCCCTGAAACGCTGCAGCCTGATTAGCCAACGAACCACGCTGACGGCGGCGCAAAGCAGACGCCTCAGCCAACCCATAATCACCATAATTTTCCATCATGCTCATAATGCTTTTAGCCCTGCTTCAATGTTTTTAACTCGTCATTCATTTCATTTACTTTCTTACTGATATCGGTAAAAATTTGGCGCAACACATCCGCATCAACACTAGTAAGAATGTTAATCAGAGGAAGATTCAAATTTTCTGCCATTACCCAAACACCTGCGAACCCAACACAACTTGGTCATCACTACCAGCGGTAGTAAGAACAGTACTAGTGATACTTGTTATTGCTGCTGTAGCAATAGAAGCAAAAGTGATTGCCCCAGCGTCAATGTTTGTGCCAGCCGCAATACCCTCAACAAAAGTTTTGACAGCAGTAAAGTTTCCATTAACTTCTGCTGCGACAGCAGTAGTACCATTAACAAAACTATAAGGAATAGAAAGTGTAGCCATTAACCCTTAACCCTTCGTGATTGAAATTTGTAACCAATACTGTTAATACCCCATCTTTTACCCAGTTCGCCAGAGAACTCCAACTGAACACATCTAGCCAAACCAAGATTAGAACCAGTGACAACAACAGCGCTAGCAGCACCAGCACCCCACAACCCAGTACCCCACAAACCAGAACCCCAAGCCATCGCAGTTGTATCAGGAGTCAAAGTCAAATTAAAAGTCCTACGCTGATTACCTTCAGCCTCATCAAAATTGTGGTACACATCAACCGTAATAGTGGTACTTGCATTAGGTTCTTTCAAAACGAAATCAGGTCTGCGAAACATTTTCTTTTGAATATAAGAACCAGCATCAAACCATTTAGTGCGATAACGGGTAACAAAACTACTTGTAGTACCATCCAAGTTGTCTTGCTGCTCCTCATAATTATCTACAGAAACAACACGCCCAATATTTGCATGACACATCAAACCAAAAGACACACCACTAGAGTTCTCCCAGTTAATACCACCAACAAGCCCATACGAATCAGATGACTGAAACATTGTGTATGTCCCAGCAGCATTAATAGAAGGGTCATAAACAAAATTGACCGTCACCTTAGTGGCGGCAGAACCAGTCGTAGAATACGGCACACCAAACCACACACGGCTATTAACCCAAGAAACATCAACAGGTTTAGTAGTCACATCCAAATAGTTTAAATCTATAATCGGTTGCAACTGGTTAAAAATGTTTTTTACACTAGAACCATTATAGTAATGAAACCCCTCAGGATACGAAAAAAAATATACACCCACATCAGACTGCGCAAAACTACGAGGAGTGTTAATACCAAGATGGTTAGATAACTCAACAATAGTGAAACTTGCTGAATCGTAACCAAACAAAACAAAAATGGCTCTAGGTTTAAAAATTACCAACTGACCAGAAACCACAGCCAAACCAGTAACACCATTCCCGCCACCCTCCACATCAATATAGTCATCAGTCATCCAATCCTCAGGTAAAGAATCGTGCGACCAACGCACACGATTCGGAAACTCAACAGAGTTCTCAATAGTATTAGCAGCAAACATTTTATTAGCATGGACAGCAAGATGTTTAGAGCACGGCATAAAACCAGCAGTTGGGGTAACATACGGTTGAAAAGTAGGACCACTAGCCGTCAAAGCAGTAGCATAAGTATTAGCAGACTCGTATTTGTAGCCACCGTTACCGCTAGTGCCAGTAGAAATATATAAAGTTTTACCCCACTGAGCAAACCCTGCACCAAAATTAGAACCAACAGCAATATCGTTACCAGACGAAAACTGCAAAGTAGAAAAATTGCTCCCAGTAGAACGATAAACTTTGGTGCTGTTAGACAACATTATTTGTGGTGTATCACCATCAAACCGAAACAACCGATGAGGATTCCAACTAGTAATAACACTGCTATTAATCGCTGTATAGCCGCCACGAGAAAACACCCCACCTCTAGGGTCCACATCAACATTCAACATCTTAGGAGACTCATTCTCAGCCAACTGAAACTGGTCAGCACGAAGATTCAACCCACCAGTAAAGTCCTGTTGCTCAAAAATGCCGACAGTCATTAGTTACCTAAAGTTCTTCCAAGTTGCTGCATCCAACCCTTAAAGGTTGGTCTGCCACGAGTTTGTCCATGCGCCAATATCAAATGGGCGTGACTAACTGGTTTCATTTCGGCGTTTCGTGCCAACGCAACGCCCTCATCAAAAGCACGCTTATATTCGGCAGACATACCAGTGTCCTCAAGACGCTGATAAATACGGCTGCAAGCATAATACACCAAAGGCAAATGCAAATTCTTAGACGCATCAACATTACCTAATGTTGTAAACCAATCCGTAGGCTCACGATAACCACGACAAGTTAAAGTCCGAACACTGTTCGGCTTAGGATACAAATGTATTTGACTATCCCACACCGAATAAAACAACGGATTACCAGAAATGTCGTAAGTACCAACATAGGTTTCCTCAGCCATGTCGTGACCAACCATGTCCAAACGGGTACCAATATCGGTGTTATCCACAATGGAAATAACCTCACGAATAGGGTCAGCAGTAAAATTGGCAACCGTATAAGCACGCTGATTTATGACTGTGTTGAAAGTAAAAGTTTCCTCCAGAAACTTCCAACGCTTTTCAAGGTCCAATATGCGATAATAGCCGTCACGAATATACATATTCAACAAACTGTCTGGCAAATCAGCCGTATCTAAATCCGTTATATCACGGACAAACCCACGAATCGTGGCAGCAGTCTGGGCTACATAACCCATTATGAAACCTTTTTAGTTTTAACAGCCTTACGGGTATGCCCAACACAAAACTCGGAACCCTTAATGGCAAAACCCTCACAACTGTCCTCGTTAGCGGAACACTTGCCTTCACGACCCAAATAAGGTCCACTAGGAGGCGCCTGACGGGCGCCATCGGTGTGGGCTAAACGGTATCCAGTAACTTTTGTACCATAATACGCTTGGGCTTGAACTGCTGTAGGAGGGGCATCTGTAGTCATCACAAATGCTGTATCTGTTCCCAAATAGGGTTATTCGCCACCCAATAGCATCTGCAACATCTGCAACTGTTTAGCAGAGTCCACAACACGGCGACCAGTTTTCACACTAGGACCACCCAACTTAGCAATTTTACCTAACGGCGCAAAGTTTGAACCAATGTATGCCGCCTGAAGCGCCAACTGTTTCTTGGACATTTTTTTACCAGTAGCCAAATCGTAACCCAACTGACCAACACCACCAGTAGTTAATAAATCCAACCCTCTTGCAGCCTTACCAGTATTTTTGACAATACCCTGTGAAACAGCAGCATTAGCAGAAGCACCAAATTGGTTTGCCATATTAGGTTGAGTACCTTTTGGAAGGTTACCTGAAGCCATGCCAAGATACTTCAACAAAGCATCCAAATCAAAACCCTGAGGCTTCTTAGCAGGCTTCCTAGCCACAACTACTTCTTCTTTTTACGATTCTTAATCGCTTCTTTAGCCTTAGCAGCACGGTCACTTTGACGCTTTGCAATTTTCTTAGGAGCATTAACACCACCAGCAGCCTTGGCTTCATCCATACGCTTCTGCTTCTTAGCAGCCTGAGCAATGATTTGGCTTTCCGACATGCCCTTCTGTTTTTTAACAAACTCAGGAATATTCTTCTTCATGCCCTTAGATTTTTCTTGTGCCTGTCTAATCTGCCTAGGGGTAATCGGTTTACCTTTGCGTTCACGAATACCAAAAATTGTGTCATCGCCACCCGTAGCAATACGCTTATTTACTTGCTCACTTTTAACAATTCTGTCATATTGTCTGTTTAAAGCAGTAACACCCCTTGAGCGTGTTTCGGCATCTAGTCGTTCGGCACGCTTCGCTGCACGGTCAGCGGCACTTGGGCGACCCTTCTTAAACTCTGCATACCTTTTTGCTTCAGCAGCAGAATCAGCCTTCTTGACCGCTTGACCAATCTTTCGGCTTTTCTTACCTGCGGCACGAATAGCGTTCCGAACAATGTCATCCAACGGAATTTTGATGTTTGGTTTCTTTTTACTAGCCATTACTTTTTGCCTTTTCTTTTATTGAAGAACGGTCCACCTTCGTTCATAATATCTCGTCGTCGTTCTGCACGATAAAACGCTCTATCGTCTTTGGCAGAAACCATTTTGCGAGGAATTTGTTTACGGACTTGACGGTTTATGGCAGCATTTTCTACTTTACGATAAATTTTGTTTTCCGTTTTACGACTCACATTTTTAACTGCTTTTAATGCTGCCTTAGCAGCATCATCAATAAAACCCTGTGGGCGACCTACGCCATCAAATGCTTTACGAGGCTTACTTGCCATAATACTTTTTAGCCATACTTTCTGTCTTAGCCATAGCACGGCGCTTTGTCATGCTACGGGCAACCTGTTGTTGAACCTTAGGAGACATAGCCTTCTTTGAAGCCGCTTTAGCAAGCGGTCCCACAATGTCATCTAT